TTGTCCCATCGGGGTCGGTAAAATTTTCATTTTGCCATAACCGTTGTTGTCTTCCATCCACATATCTGTTATCATATGGGATACACGATCAAGGTTAATATTTAGGCCTTCAGGATGATCAACTTCACCGAGAACTGAATAACCAGTCCCAATTTGATCATTGAGAGTTTTGACAGCCCTTCCAATCTCATTTACAGGATAAACACGCTCGTTTGCATTGCGTACTCCGCCTTGGATACAAATACCTTTTAAGTAAAGGTCTTTACCTCCATTTGAGTTTTCAGTTGACTCAACAACCATTTTAGCCTGGTCGAATGTCAAATTCTCGCTTAGTAGATTCATTGCCTTCTACTCCTAATTATTTACTGCCAATAGTAGATTTTTTATTGTCAGCAGTTTCGCCTGCGCTTTTCTTTTCTGCGCCGTGGCCTTTTGGCTGTGCTTTCATGCTTTTCGATGCTTTACCACCTGGTACGTTGATGTTACCCATGTTATCTTCTTTACTTGAGTTTGCCGCTAAGCCACCAGTTGTACCTTTTGAGTCTGCTTCACCACCAGCAACTAAGTTACTAGCGTCTCCGCCCATGTCGTTAGCACTTGCTACAGTTGACTTAGTGTTTGCACCGTTGTCGCCCATACTTGCAGTTACCTTTTCAACATACTCACGCATTGTTTCAGTTTCAGACTTTTCTGCAACTTCTTCATCTTTCGATGCTTCGTCTACTTCTTCGTCTGTCGCTTCTTCTACGCCAAGATCAAATGACTCTTCTTCTGCTTCGTCATCTGCTTCGTCATCAGCCATGTCACCCATGTCGCCTGCGTCTTCGTCGTCACCTTCGTCGCCGCCGTCGCCCATTTCGTCATTAAACTGTTGACGTAAGTCGTCTAATTCTTTTTCTAAGTCTACCATACGATCTTCTAGGTCTTCGTCTCCTTCTGGAGCATCGTCTTCACCTTCTTCATCGTCACCCATTTCCAAATCAGCCATCATATCGTCTGCTGGATCTGCTTCTGGCATTGGTTCAACTTCGAATTCGTTCATGTCAAAACCTTCTTTGGTTTCTTCATCGTCGCTTGACTCATCAACTTCTTCGTCAGTTGCTTCGTCTAAGTCTTCGTCTGCTGACTCTTTAGTGTCTTCATCATCTGAAGATTCTTTAGTTTCTTCATCTGTGGACTCATTAGCATCTTCGTCTTTACTAGACTCATCTACTTCTTTGTCAGTTTCCTCTAGATCATTTTCTAGTAGGTTTTCATAAATTTCTCTTGATTTTTCAACTACGATCTCGTGGAACAATTCTTCTGCTCCAGCACGATCTTCATTGACTAGTTTTTCGAGCATGTTCTCGAACTTGTTTAGATCTGCCATTTTTTGTCTCCTGATTAAAATAAAATTACCTTACGGTAAGGCTGTCATTAATATTTACTATTTATTAAGAAAAGTACGTAGATATAGGCCCAAAACGAGCCTTTTTCACGGATTCAGCGAAAAATTGAAAGATTTTGCTAAATCTTCCACAGTAATATGCGAAATATTCGCAAAGTTATCAAATGGTTCTGGTATGAATCCATTTTCTTTTGCTAACACTCTTATATATCTCTTTTTAGAATTTTTCTGCATTACAGTTGTAGTTTGACGTAACCAATTGCCGTAATACGTTGATGTATCGTGTTCACGTTTATAATTTGGGGATCCGCTGTACAAATTGTTTACACGTTTATGTTCTGGGCCTATGCCTTGATAGTCAAAGCCTAATATGTATATTGTATCGTGCCCGTGATCACTTGCAAAATCTAATGCTGTAGGACCGCTACTCCATCCTTTACTAGGTTTAAAATAGTTAAGTCCGTTATATTTTTCATATGATTTATTATAATTTGTCCAAACTTGACCTTCGTGTTGATATCTATATTGTACAATTTCGTTTACCATTTTAGTATCTACAGCAATAAGATAGTCTGGTTTAAATTCTCTGTAAACTGCATTACAGGCATAAATGGTTCCAAATTTTCTAAGGGGTTCTAAAGGTATTCGTCTACGACTTATGCCGTTACCTAATACAAAGGCTATACTCAATTATCATACTCCGCCGGCCTCTGCGTTTGCCGCGATGCCATACATTTGTCTTACAAAATGCAAGTCTTTAACTTGCTCTTCCTTATGTACGTCTGCGGCTAATCTTGCGCGATTAATCTGGCGAAGTGTAAGTCTTGTTTTACGTGTTGAATCAAAGTCTACAGGAGATTGATCATCTCTAGCAGAATAACTCTTGTCCTCTACAGGCTCAAGTGTTTCTTTGTCAAAATAAAATAATTCTCTAAGTATCATACTGTTATTTATACCGTTACGTCAGTTGCGCCTTCTTGAGGTACGCCTTCGCCGCCAGTTGCTGTATCAGGTGCATCTGTTGCACCTCCATCAATTGGTGCTTCGCCGCCTGGTACTTCTTCTTCCATACCAGCCATATCTGCATCAATGCCTGCTCCGCTAACTCCTGCTCCTCTAAGTTCACCGCCTGCATCTGTAGGTGGAGGGGTAATATTTTCATCGTTTTCTTCGCGCCATAGTCTTTCATTCTCAGTAAGTTCTTCTTCACTAAGACCTAAGTAACGCTTCATTGCAAAACGATTTGAAATATAAGGTATTGCGCTCATTTGTGTAAATGTTGGAATACGTGCATTATCAATTTCACTTTGTCTATAAGCCGCAAAGTTTTGTGGTGGTTGGAATCTAATATCAAACATTGCTGTATCAATGTTTACTCCTTTTTCAAGTAAGTATCTTTTAAATTCTTGATTTAAGTCTTCAATTAATAATCCTTGTAATCTTTCGCAATACGTATTAAATCTTAATTCTTGTATGTATGCTGTTCCAACTCTTCCATCGTTGTATTGTGCGGCTGAATCATCTGCTCCTGTTGGCAAATATGAACTTGGAATACGTAAACCTCTGACAAGTTTGTTTGTAAAATATCTTAAGTCATCAATTTCACCTAGGTTTGTACCACCTGGAAGTGTTTCAACTTTAGATCCACGTCCTTCTGCTGTTTGTGGGAAAAAGTAATCTTCATTGATTGACAACGGATTGTATGAACTGTCTATGACATTAGTGCCTCCGCCTGTTGACGATGGGATACGTCTTTGATGTATTTCCGTCTTAACTCTCTCTACAAACTGCATCGCTAAGTGCGATGGCATGTTACCCACATCAACGTAGAATACTCTGCGCTCTGGCGCACGTTGGACACGATAGATAATAATCGCATCTTCAAGCAATTCTTTTTGCTTGTATACCTTAAAAATAGTTTCTAATAATGAATTACCAAATGGAAAATTATTATCTAAGCCTTCTGATAGACTTAGATGTACAACATTTTCTGCATCAATAGCAACTTCACCTTCGCCTTCTTGAAATCTGCTTCCGCTTTGTTTAGGCACACTTCCTACCATGCCGCGAACACCACCAGTTAAATAGCCGTCACCGCCGCCTGTAACATTTCCGTTTGTTTGGAAAGGTGTTGTAGCAACCATGTCTTTAAAATTTAAATTAAAGTCTTTAATTACATACTGCTGAGGTTTTTTACCTTCTGATTCATTAACAATAATTCTTGCTACGTTTGCTGAATCGACATGAAATAATTTTTTAGTTTCAGGATCTCTAATAAAAAATTGATCTCCATACTTAAACACGTTACGCAAAATTCTAAACATGCGTGTATCAAATTTTTGTATTTTATTCCACTGTTGTAGATATTGTTGTAGTATTGTTGTTTCTGATGTAGTTGCTTTTTTCTTAAAATCTAATACAAAAGGTGTTTTGTTTTGTGAATTCTTTTGTGAACAAAATTCTGCTAAAATATCTAGTGCGGCATTTACTTCACTATCAAGATCCATTGTGTTATACTGTCCATAACGCTCAACTCTATTAGGAGCGCCTACATATACATCTGGCAAATATGAACTATAGTTTGTACGTGCTGGTCCTGCACTGCCACTTCCCCCTCTGCCACCACCTAGAGGACTATAATTTCCGCCTGGATTGTCTCCTGTTGGTACTGGTGTGAAATATTTTTTCCAACTCATTCTTTATCCTTAATATGCACTCTCTGGGTTTTTCTCTAGGATTTTTCCTAGCAATGTATTGTTAGTTCGCATAAGTTGTTCTAATGTACTATTACTTATACCAGAACCGCCTAATCCGCCTTCAGATTTGAGTAAGTCAGAAACTGAATAACCACTTTCTTTTCTCTTAGTATTTGAGTCTGCAAGCACTACATTTAGTTTTTTCATAGCCTCGGCAAGTTCTTTTAATGCTGTAGCATAGTCTTTAACACCATTTGCATCTAAATCTTCTGTAAATGATTTTAAATTTTCAAGTCCGCTAGTAGAACCTGTTAGATTTGCTATTGCATTCTGGTCAATTTTACTAAATTCATTAATACCTGTAACCATTTTTTCAAATGGCGACGCGGCACCAAAGAAACTACCAATACTATCTATGATGCCGCCTGCTGATAATTTTATCATTGCGTCACCAAGATCTTTTAATCCTGTCTTCGATAATGACGCTACATTTGTAATTGCTGTTGCATCAATATCAGCAAACTTACTAATGCCGTCAACCATTGTGTCAAATACATTATCACCACCAAATAAACTACCTATACCTGAAATTAAATCTGCTCCTGCAAATTTTATCATAGCACTTCCTAGATCTCCTAGTGCAGTTGCAATATCTGTTAAGTTAGCAGTGTCTTTTACAGCGGCCATACGTTCTACACCTGCCGCTACTGATTCAACACCTTCGCCTGCTGATTTAATTCCAGAGCCTGCTAGTTTAATCGCCGCGCCTGTACCAATTAACAATCCTGCTAGTGTTGCCGCACCTAGTATAACTTGTGGTCCTGCAAAACCTCTAAGTAAAGATTGGAAGCCTTTTATTGCAAGATAAACTGTACCACCTGCCGCTACCATTGTCGCTAGTGTTGATAAAGCACTGTCTAATCCAATAAATAGTCCACTTCCTTTTTTCTCTACAGGTTTACCATCTGGTCCTACTTCTTCTGGCTCATCGCTTCCGCCAAATATTCCGCCTATCAATGTTCCAATCATACCACCTAGTCCAGAAAGACCAGTTGCTAACATATCTTTAACATACTGCATTAGGTTTCCTGATTTAAATGCATCTAATAGTTCTTTAAATTTTGTAGACAGTGTAGTTGTAAATTCTTCTATTCTCTTGATACCGTCTGGACTTCCTAGCCATGCTGTGAAATCTCCCATCATTGTTGCTATAGTATCAAACACACCACTATTAATAAGTGCGTCCATAATTTTGTTTTTTGTTTCTTGTAGCACACGTTCAAAGTCTGCTGTTGCTTTTTCTCTTGCTTCAAATGCATCTAATTGATCTTGTTGTGCTTTGGTTAAATCCTTACCGGCATTTTTCATGCCGATAATTTCAATTATAGCACTACCAACGCTACTGCCCATTGCCGCAAGTGTTGAATACTGTTCTTTCTGAGCATCACTTAGGTTGTCTGCCATTTCAGCAGTTTTTCTAATTTCAGCCATAAAGTCTTCTTGGCTCACAGTACCATCTTTTAATCCTTTTGACATTGCCGCTAATTGTGGATTCAAACGTACTAAGTCTTGTCCCATTTCATTAAGTGGAACACCACCTGTTGCAACCATTTCAGTAATTGCATCTTTCAAATCAGGACTTGCTGATCCCATCATTGTAAGAACACCATTTAGATTTTGCTGTGCCGCTTGATCCATGGTGTTAAAGATAAGTTTGAGACGCTTATCTGCCATGTTTTCTTTCATCTCTTCCATGATTTGATCGCGACGTTTACCTGTAACTCTAGCAAGTTTGTCAATTTCTAAAACTGTGTTTGCCACACCTGCGGTTAGTTGTGCATCTGTCATTCTTTGCGAACGACCTAGTCTAGTTTGTAGTTCTAAGTAATCTGCTGTATACTCAGCAGTTTCTTCCATTGTCATACCTAGTCTACTAAACTTTGGTCCAAAATCCTTTTGTATCTGTCCACTAATTTGTGCAAAGCGTTTTGCACCTTCACTTGCGCCTCCTGCAAATAAAGCCAGTGATTCAGAATTGCTTGTAACTACGTTTTGAAAAGTTTCTAAACTTAATCCTGCTTGGGTAGCCGCTAGTTTTGCACCAAATATACTATCACCAAAATCAGCACCTACTTGTGACATTTCTCTGAAAGTTGCAATGTTACTATCAACAACTCCGATTAATAGTTGTAATGCACCGCCAACTAATGGTCCTAAAACTGGTATTGCTGATATTGCGCCTGTAATGTGAGATGAAAAGTCTGATATAGATGTAGCACCACCCATAAATTCGTGGGCTAATCCTTGTAGCATACCACTTATTTGGCCAAACCCTCTACTTAATGCACTGCTAGTTTCTTCTACTTGATCTTCAAATTCTTCTAATTCTTTAGTAGTTTTGCCAGTTGCTTTGGCCATATCCACCAAATTTTTCTGTGCATCTCCAGCCGCGCCGCCGCCAGAACCACCGCTTCCGCCTTGCTTTTGGATAGCCGCCAGCATTTTTAGAAGCGTTGTTTCGGTTGCCGCGTCGTTTAGGGTTACTTCGTCTTGCCCTATTGTTCCTTTTACAGGTCCTGCCATAATACCTTAAATCCTATAAAGTGCGTACATAAATACAAACACTAATTACTAATGTATTTATACGGAGAAAAACATGCCAGAGTTCAACCCAGAACAATTTAGACAAGAAGAAGGAAATAATGTCAATCCTTTGCTAGAAGCCCAAAAGAAAACTCTTAAAGAGAATAAACCTAATCCACTTGCAAGTTATTTTAGATCAGCAAAAATTTATGTAACACTTCCTAGTGGAGGAAAATATTATCCAGATAATTGTTTGGATATGCCAGAGACAGGAGAACTTCCTGTAATGCCTATGACTGCTAAAGACGAACTAGCATTGAAAACTCCAGATGCTTTGTTAAGCGGTCAAGCAACAGTAGATCTAATTCAAAGTTGTATTCCTAATATTAAAAACGCTTGGGGCATGCCAAGTCTTGATATAGATGCATGTTTGATTGCAATTAGAATTGCTTCATATGGTGAGCATATGTCTATATCAGCAACAGCACCAAATACAAAAGAACCGGTTGATTATACTATTGATTTAAGACAAGTATTAGATAGATATACTAATTCAAATTTTGTAGATACATTTACAACAAATGATTTGACTGTTACTATACGTCCTTTGAACTACCAAGAGTTTAGTAAAGTGTCAATGCAAACATTTGAAGAGCAAAGAATCTTTTCACTTGTTAATAACGATAAAGTTGACGAAGATGAAAAATTAAAACAATTCAATGTTACATTTAACAAACTTAGAGATATCACACTAGGTATGGTTATTAACAGTGTAGTGTCAATTCAAGTTGGTGACGATGTAGTTACAGATAGAAATCATATTGTTGAGTTTTTAGAAAATACTGACAAAGCATTTTTTAAAGCACTAAGCGATCATATCGAAGTACAAAAGAAAGAATTTGAAGTTCCTCCAATGACTGTGCGTTCAACTGAAGAACAAATCAAAGAAGGTGCTCCAGAAACTTTTGAAGTGCCTATTGTTTTTGATCAAGCACATTTTTTCGCCTAAGGATCGTCAGTTGGCCAACTGAACAGATCCTAAAAGAAGTTAATAACTTAGAAGGCCAAAGCAAACAGTTTAGATCTGAAATTTTTAAACTGATGTGGTACATGCGTGGTAGCATGACTATGGACGAAGCCTTTCAACTTAGTTATGAAGATAGAGGATTAATTTCCGATATTATAAAAGAAAATTTAGAAACTAGTAAAAAAACTCAAATGCCTTTTTTCTAAGCAGTAACACCTTTAGCATCTAATTTTTCAGTACCTTTAACACCTGCTTGTGCCGCTTTTTGTGCACCTGCAGATCCTGCTTCAACACCTTTTGATGCAACTTGTGATTTGATTAATTTAGCAAGTTCTGGATCTTTCTTTGCCGCGGCAATGATTGGATCTAGTTTAGGATTAGGTAAGCCTTGTGCCATTGAAGGAATAATGCCAATTGGTTTATTAGTAGCAGTGTCTACCCATAATGCACCCATCCACTTATACTCTTTGCCATCTTTGGCTTTCATAGTATCGCCTTTTTTAACTGAACTTGCTTTTGGTGCAGTGCTTGTTGGAGCGTCTGCTGTTGGAGCATCACTTGCTGGAGCATCTGCTGTTGGAGCATCTGCTGTTGGAGCATCACTTGCTGTACTTGTCGCAGGAGTTGCTTGTGCATCTGCTTTAGGCTTTGCACTAGGTTTGCCAAGGTCTACTTTTGCTTCTTGTCCAATAGTTGCAATTTGATCTGGAGTCATACCGTTGTCTTGTAAAATATTCATAATACTTGCTGTATCTGCAGGTTCACCAGCCGCTTTCCATTGCTTGGTTAATTTTTTAGCACTTACTGCTGTCCCCATTTCTTTAGCACCGGCTTTGACTTTACCAGCCGCTTTACCAACTGCGCCTAATGCGCCTTTGGCTAAATTTCCTAAGCCACGTTTTGCTTTTGCGCCCAATGAGTTTGGATTATCTAAAGGAAGTTCACCTTGTGCAGGATCTTTTTCCATTAAAAACATTTCAAAACGGTCTTCCATATCAAGTGACTCTGCTTTTGCTTCTCCGCCACCTTGTAGATCTAATTCACCTTGTACTGGCTTGCCGCCTACTTCAACATCTTTAGCATCGATCTTTCCTGATGCTGTACCTTGTGCTAATGCTGATATACCGCTATTGATTGCAGTCATGTTTTGTAAGAATGCATCATTCTCAGCCGCAATCGCTTGAGAAAGTTCATTTGCAAAGTCAGTACTATCTTGCCACCATTGTGCATCAAATTTTTCTACAAAATCACTTATCTTAGAAAACGCCTCTAATGCCGCTGGATCAGAAGTTGATCCTGTTGCCGCTGTTGCTTGTTTCATTGTATCTAAAAGTGCTTCAAATTGAGGCACTTGGCTTTCTGGAATAACCATACTGCCAATTGTTTCTTTCATAGTGATGCCAGGTGCTTTAAATGTTTCAGTAAACCCTACATCAAATTTAACTAACCCTGGCGCTTTTTCATATGGCACTGCATCGTATCGGAGTCCTTCTAGCCAATCTCCAATACCATTTAATGCCCAACCTGCAATAGCACCAT